TGATCGGTCTGATTAACAAGCTTGCCAAAAACTTGACGGACGAAAAAGAGTAGGCGCCAATAAAAAACCCGCCTCTTCGCAGGGCGGGTTTCTCGGTGCTTAAACGTGTTCGTGGGGGTGGAGGGGCTCGAACCCTCGCGCCTTGCGGCGGCAGTTTTCTAGACTGCTGCGTCTACCAATTACGCCACACCCGTAACCGGCCTGCCAAAGCAGACCAGAGCTATAGAGTAGCATTTGTATAAGTATTTCGCAATGACCGCTTCAAAGGTCATATAAAAAAAGCCCACGAGCCTTTCGGCGGCGGACTTTATCTCAATCTCCCGTATTGATGGGAAAGCGTAGCACAATATACCGTGAACCCTAAAGGCGGTCAAGCAATTTGCGGCCGTGCGCGCTCGATCGCTGCCCTGTCCTGCGCCGCGATATCGATGTCGTGCAGCGCATCCATTACTGCCAGGTGCAACGCGTGCAGTCGGTTGTACACGGTGACCTCACTGCATTTCAATTCCGACGCGATGCGCTTCACCGTCATCGATCCGGCCAGATAAAACCAGAACGCGACGTCGTACTGCGCCGGCGCGGTCTTGCGGATCGCCACCACGATGCCTTCAATCTCCAGCGCGGCCGCGCCATCAGCAACAGGCCCTGCGCCGCGGTCGCCATGGATCTGCACCAGGTTGCAGTATGAGGTGCTGCCCGGATAGCCGAGGCCGCCGTCGTCGCGCCGCTTGCACCAAGTGGCCCAGTCGATCATGCGCTTGTTGATGTATTCGATCATGCGTTCCCTCTTACTTTTTGTTTGAACTACTGCAAAATTTGCAGGTGTTGCAGGTGTTGCAGGTGTTGCAGGTGTCGAGCCGGCGTCGACACCCCTGAATCGGGGTTCTCGGAATCATCCATCCCATCCCTTCCCTCGCTTGCTGGCCGCCGGCGCGTGTGGCGTAGCGCCGCTCCAGCTTGAGAACCTGCACGTCGGCCCGTCGAAGTTCAGCGGGATGTCGCCCAACGATCCGCTTCGATGCTTGCGCACCAGCACCTCGGCGAAGCCTTTGAGATCGTGGTTTTCTGGCTCGTACATTTCCGGCCGGTGCACCAGCATCACGATGTCAGCGTCCTGCTCGATCTCGCCCGAGTCACGCAGGTCGGATAGCATCGGGCGCCGGTCGGGCCGCTCTTCCACCTTGCGATTGAGCTGGGCCAGCGCGATCACCACGACACCCATCTCTTTGGCCAAAGCCTTCAGGCCGCGCGAGTACGATCCGATCTGCTCGTGGCGCTTGTCGCCGTCGCCGCCGGTCATGAGGCCAAGGTAGTCGACGATGATCACGTCGAGGCCGTGCTTGCGCTTCCACGTCTTCGCTTTCAGGCGCAGCTCCAGCAGCGAGATCGCGGCCGTGTCATCAATGGCAAAGGTCAAGTCGCTGAGCACGATGGTGCCGTGCGTGACGCGATTCCACGTGTCGGTGTCGTTTTCGTTGATCCGGCCCATCAGCTGCGCCAGGTCGACGCGGCCGCGGTTGGCCAGCGCGCGCGCGGCGATCTCTTGGCTTTCCATTTCCATGCTGAAGTTCAGCACGCTGACTGCGGAGGACATGTTCAGTCCGATGTCGGTCGTAAGCGCGGTCTTGCCCATCGACGGCCGGCCGGCAACGATCACCAGCTGGCCAGGCCGCATGCCGCCGTTGAGCAATCGGTCGATGCCTTCGATACCGGTTGCGATTGCCGTCTGCAGGCCGCCGGCGCGCTGGGCCACCGATTCGATGAAGTCCGACATCACCTCGCGGATCATGCGCGGCTCGTTGCGCACGCGGCGCTCGGCCAGCGCATTGATCATCGTCTGCGCCTTGTCGAGGATCTCGTCGGCGTTTTTTCCCTTGCGATCCGTCACCATGCCAACGATGCAGTCGCCGGCGTGCAGTGTTGCGCGCAGCAGTGCATGCTCGATGACAATCGCGGCGTGCCGACCCACTTGGCCGCCGTAGGGGATGCTTTGCGCCATGTCGTTGAGGTACGCTGCCATCCCGTCGACGAACGGCCCGCCAGCGGCCTGTAGGCCAGTCAGAACGGATACCAGGTCATGCGGCTTGCCCTCGCGCGCCAGGCTCACGATCACGCCGAAAATTTCGCGGTGTTCAGCTCGATGGAAGTTCTTCGCCTGCAGCTCGCCGATCTGGTCGAACGATTCCGGAAAGCGCATCAGCGCGCCCAGGACAGATTGCTCGGCCTCGTTCGAGTGCAGCACGGGGGTGTGGTGGTCGATGTCGCTCATGGTGCCTTTTTGGTGTGCTGGCCACTGGTGGCGTTGGTGTAGCCCTTGCGGCTGATGAGCCAGTCGAAGCCGACGCTGGGCGGAAAGTCCACGTTGGCGCCGGCCCAAGGGAAGAAGCGATCGACGAAGCCTGGTTTTGCGGAGAACGTGGTGAAGGCCCGAATGGCGCCCGCGCGCTCGGCGACGAATGGCGTCGTCTGGACATGGCCCAGGCGATCACCCAGCGCCTCGTTGAACCGCTCGATCACGGTCAGCTCATCCTCGCTGTAGCCGGTCTGGATCTCGTCCTGCCAGCCGGCAGCGTTCAGCCAAGTGGCCGGATGCGGAATGAATTTGCTGTCCGTCCACTCGCCCGATGTCATGGCCCGCTCGATGCTGGCAATCATTGCCGCAAGGAGCTGCTCGTCGGGGTTGATCTTGGCGAACGCATTTTCGGCTGCCTGCCGGGAACGCTTGCGGGGATAGGCAGCGTAGAAGCGCTCGAAGCGGTTTTGCAGTTCGGCCTTGGCTTCTGCGCTGACGACGTTTTTCTTGATCCCCGCTTTGGCGGGTTCAGGTTCGTCGCAGCGCGGAGCGCAAGATGTTTTCTTTTGTTGGTTTTCTTTTGGAAGGTTGTCTTTTGTGTGTACCGATTCGGTACTATCGACCTGTACCGATTCGGTACTATCCATGTACTGATTCGGTACATGTACCAATTCGGTACACCCATGTACCAATTCGGTACTAGCGCCAATCGATTTCAGTTGCTTCTGCCCGATCCATTTGCGGTGGTCTTTCTGGATGCCGATGATCGACCCGAAGCGACCGGTACGCTTGACGATGACGTTGCGCTGCGCCAGCAGGTTAAGGGCGTTCGTGACGTGCGTGCGCGCCATCCCGCACATGTCGCCGATCTGCGCGGCCGAGATGTCGTCTTCCTTTTTGCCGTAGCCGTAGGTCTTGCGGATGACGGTCAGCACTACGGATTGCTCGCGGTGTGAGAAGTCGAAGCCCAGGATGGCTTCCAGAAGCTCGTTGGCAATGCGGACGTAGCCGTCCTCGAGCTGCGGCGTGCGCGTCATGACCTGGCGCCCCAGCCACCGGTGGTGGTCGGATGCGTTTCGTCAGCGCGCAGAAATCCAGCGCCGCCCATTCGGTCGCGGTTTAATGTTGGTTTCATTTGTGGAGCTAAGCTGCTGGGCTGGCTGACTTGCGCAATACTGACCAGTTCACACGGTCGTTGAGATCCTCGCATCGAATTTCTCCATGCGTAAGTTCCTCAATGCGGGCGCAATGCTCAGCGGGAACCCGATTTGCGGCGATCCACTGCTGCACGACCTGATATCCACTGAGGTCAAGCGCACGCGCCACGCCGGCAAGCGTCCCAAAATATTTAATCGTTCTATCGAGTCCGTTCATGGCTTGAATCGTACACTAGTTTTTCTAGTCACGCTATAAAAAACTGTCGTGACACAACAAAAACTAGTGTGTACTATTCGGTTATGAGCACAATCCACACCCGCATTAAGAAGCGCCGAGAAGAGCTTGGCCTTACTATGAAAGCACTTGCTGAAAAAGTTGGTGTTTCGGCATGGCAAACAGTTCAACAGTGGGAGCGGGAGGATGGCACTGCTCCTAAACGCGACCGCCTAAAAGCCGTGGCCGAAGCATTGCAAACCACGTCCGAAGAGTTACTGTTCGGTCCGAAGAGTGAACTGTTCGCACTCGAGACGAAGATTTGGGACAAGAAATGGAATGCGCCTGGGAGACGAAGTGTGGAGCATCTCCGCGATTCCTTAACCGATGATGGAGTCAGGGTAGGTATGGCGTTTGACGAGCTTACAAATTCCGATCAAAGGGAATCTGTTGTGGCCCAGCTGCGGGCGTTTGGCGTGTGGAAGTAGTTAGAAACTTGTTATTTACCTATTGAGTTTTCAATAAACTTGGGCAAAAAGTTATATGGATAAGATTGAAATCACCACCGACAGTCGAGTCGTGCGAGACAGCTATCTCAAATACGCGGAGGCCGTTATCTCGCGCAGCTGCTATCCCAGCACGAACGACGATCGGCACAACATCTGCATCGCTACCGTCAGCACCCCGAAAGCCTCCTTTCGTGTAAGCGGCCGTCAGGCGGTTGGAATCGGTGATATCGCGGCGCCACGCGGAA